AGCCCAGTGGCACTGAAGTAACCAGTTGCAGTTATGATAGTAATAGTACAAGTACTTGTACTATTACTCAAAGTTACTTTGTTACCCCTACTGGTGGTAATGGTAACGCAATAAGCTACAGCTGGTCAATAGTAAACCCAAGTATCGCCGGGCTATACTCGATCAGCGGATCTAGCACAGGTTCTAGCGTTACGGTAGTAACTACCAGTGGTGATACAGCCGGCGCTATTACAGCCACACTACAATGCATAGTGTCACAAAGTGGTAGTGTGTCCACAACGGCCACTTATACACTTAGCAGAGTGCACGAAGGTTTTGGCGAGTTTGTAAGTATAAGCCCTAGTACAGTAGGCTGGAATAATAATTTTACACTAACTGTAAAGGGCGTTCCAGGTACTACTTTTACATATCAAGTTACTACAACGAGCAGCCAGCCAAGCACTTTTATAAACGGCCCACTAACACTAGACCAAAGTGGCAATTATGTAAATACTGGATTTACTGGTAGCACTCTTGGCTCACCGGCAGGATTAAGGTATTTGTGGGTTAAATTTGCCGCAACTAATAACGTAAAATCTGCCAGTGTTACTACTACAGGTATAGGGCCCACCATTAACTATTTTAGAGTTAAAGCACCAGGAGGTAGTTACAGCACTAGTGTAACTGGTGGATACGCAACTACTCCGTATTTTGAGTGGTCTACTACTGACGCTACAAGCGTAAGTGTAACTGACTTGTCCAATACTAGCTTAACTGCTGTGGATATAATCGGGCCCACAAGATACACTTCTAGAACTTATACCTTAACGGCCACACACGTAAGTGGCGGTACAACTACGGCCAGCGTTACCTATAATGTAACAGCGCCTACTATTACCGTATCGCCTACTACGCTGCCAAATACAAAGGTAAATAACAGTTATAATCAAACTGTGTCAGCAAGCGGTGGTAGAGCTAGTTATACTTTTAGTATTAGCAGTGGTGCGCTACCTAGTGGATTGAGTATAAGTAGTGGAGGCAGTATTAGTGGTACGCCTACTACGCAAGGTACATATAACTTTACTGTGCAGGCTACTGACGCGGACGGTTATACTGGTTCACGCAGCTATAGTGTTGCAGTAGACCCTGAGAATATTATTCCCACAATTTCACAGTTCCAAATCTCCTTATTTAGTCCTGAGAGCTACAGCAGCAGTGTAAGTGGTGGGTTCGGTACTTCCCCAAAGTTTAGATGGACTGTAAGCAATGCAAGCAGTATTAGTATTAGTACCACAAGTACTGTAAGTGGTAATAATCCATATACTAATACATCACTAACTGCTACGGGTGTACCTGCTCTTGGTTCTATAAATAGTTATGGTACTACAACTATTACCTTAACTGCAACCAGCGGCACAAACGATACAGCTAGTGCAACTGTGTATTTTATTGCTCCTTCAGGTCCGTCCATCTTTTTAAGTCCTAGCACGTTACCTGGCGGATATACTTCCAGTAGCTATAGCCAGACCATAACTGCTAGTGGAGGTACTTCTCCGTATACCTTTAGCGTTATTAGCGGATCATTACCTAATGGCCTAAGTTTGAGTAGTAGCGGAGTACTAAGTGGCACACCAAATGTTGCTAGTACATACAACTTTACTATTCGTGCACAGGATGCTCAAGGTTATACTGGCAGTCAAGCATACAGCGTAACTATTAGCACTCCGCCAACAATTACTATAAGTCCCATAAGTTTATCAAATGGAACTGTTAATAGTGCATATAGCCAAACTATTAGTGCCAGCGGAGCACAGGCTCCGTACGGTTTCTATGTGACCAGCGGGTCGTTGCCAAATGGTTTAAGTTTGAGTAGTAATGGAAGTTTAACAGGTACTCCAAGCACAACAGGCACTTCTAATTTTACTGTTACAGCCTACTCTAACGACGGCTTTAGCGCAAGTAAATCTTACAGCATAACTATAAATACTGCCACAGTTTACAACGAGCAAATTGGCCCTACTAGTGTATGCGCCAATACACTATTTGACATAGTAATTACGGGTGGCGTACCTAATACTACATTCTCGTATACAGGTGCAGCAACTGGTAGTCAAACACTTAATAGTAGCGGCGGATTCACTTTTCCTAATCAAACTTTATCCGCAGGTACATTTGACTACTACATTAATTTTAATGGTAGTGGTAATCAGAAAACTTACACTGTGACTTCAACCACGCCTCAACCATACGGAACATTCTTAAGCGATTACTGCTCAGGAACAACCTTGTGGGGTGTGTATGCTAACGGAGCGTGCGGAACTTACACCAGTGTAATTGAGTACAACAGTACAAGTTGCGGTGGTGGCGGAGGCATAGAACAGTAACACACTAAATCAGCAAAATTTCCACAATTATACCTTGCCAAAATACCCTGCTCAAACCATTGGGCAGGGTATTTTTTTGCATTGACAAGTTTCTGCCCTTATGGTATAATAATACCAAAATGTTGTATTGGTCTATAAATTTTTGGTAACAGTCGCAAAGCCAGATTAATCGTATAGGTGACGTATATGGATCATTGCAAGACTTATTGCGAATGATTTATATAAACTATTTAACAGGGTTTATAGTACTTATGGCAAATCTAAGAATAGTATCGAATAATCAAGTTACAGCGGTTGGTGGAAGCGCAACGGCTGCAGCTTGCAACGACTATAAATCCCAGTTTCAAACCGGAAGCAACTTTACAGTTACTACCAGTAGTTTAACAGGGTCTATAGCCGTAATAGCAGTTTTGGCCGAAGATATTGGCCCTGTTACAATGACAGTTTCCGGCAGCGTTAGTGAAAATACTACTAGTAGTAATACTACTCCTAACGTAGCATTTGGTGGTGTAAAGTATGTAGCCGCCTACTTAACAGTGAGTGGTAGCACCAGCTTTACTGTTAGTTTCAACAAATCTGTAAAGATAAGTAGATTTATAATCGGAAAATACTGGTCACCTACTCACAACGTAGGCTACGGTGTTTCAGTTGGCTACAATGATGCTACTACTATTGAGCGCCTACAAAGTGGTGATCAATACGTAGTAAAACAGCCAAAAAGCAAAACGCTACAGTTTGATCTGCAGTACTTAAATGAAGCAGACAAATTTCAATTATTTGATATATTGCGAGTACAAGGAAAAGCTACTCCAATATTTGTGTCTGTGTTTCCACAGGACACCTACCAAGACAAAGAGCAAATGTATTCTATATACGGCAGGTTTAACACACTGGCAAATATAGCACATACAACATACACAATGTATAGCTCAACAATTCAACTCGAAGAGTTTTAACAGTTACTGCTAGGGGAAATTAATCATGGAGGTAACAGGAGTTCAAGCGCTAGATGCCATCATAATTTTATCATTAGCAGTAATTGCATTGGCTTTTGGTATCAAAAAGGTTACAAAGGACTGGAAACTGTCTGAGTCGGCCGACAGTGTAATGGCATTAATGCACAAAGAGCTGGAGCGTGTTAGTCAACAAAATACGATCCTTAGTACAGAGTTAGGCAAATTACAGCAAGAAATCATTCAGTTAAATAGTCAGTTACGTCAACTCTGTATAGAGAATGACAAGCTACAAACAGAAGTTATAGCACTGACCAGCGAGTTGAATGCTTTCAAAAGAGTAGCTGCTGTAAGGAAAGTAAAGGTAACTACCAATGCAACCAGCTAAGATCAATTATAAAATTTATCAAGGCAGCACCTTTCAGGAAACGTTTCGCTGGGAATCAGAAACAAAAGTTTATGTACCCATACAAACAATCACCAAAGCTGCTCCGTGTGTAATCACTACTAGCGCAACCCACAACTTGCCGCAAGGTTGGCGATTTCGTGTGGTAGGTGCTGGCGGTATGAAGGAAATAAATAGTCAAGGCGACAGCTACTATTTAGCTACCAGCGTAACCGGCACTACCATAGAAATCAACCAAATTAACAGTCTAGGATACGCGGCGTACACTAGTGGTGGTGTGGTAGAGTTTAACCAACCAGTACCACTAGCAAATTACAGCGCCAGAATGCAAATTCGTGAAAGTGTTGACAGCAGTGTTGTCTTACACGAAGCTACTAGCGCCAACTATCAGATTGTGGTAGATAATACAAACAAAACTATTCAAGTTACGCTGCTAGGCAGCATAACACAAAACTTTGATTTTACTACTGCTGTGTACTCCATTGAGCTATTCAACGGAAACAATGTAGTTACTTTTGCTAGTGGCAATATTACACTGGTCAGGGAGGTAACACGATGACTCAAGTAGTAGTAACTGATTTAGGAAAAACAGTTGTTGCTAATGTCGAAGTTACCAAAGTAGTTACCAGTGGCATGATGCCGCCAAACATGGTAGGTACGCTAACTAATAGCAGCGACGTGGATGTAAGCGCATTACAGGATGGTGGCATACTTATTTATAATGCCACAACAAATAAATGGACAGCTACTAACCTGCTGGAAAAGCAGATTTTTGAAGCAGGTCAGTTTTAAGGGGATAACATATGGCTTCTTTATTAAGAATAAAGCGCAGCGACGTTAGTGGTAACCCAGCTGTCTTGGCAGCAGGTGAATTAGCGTATAGCGCACTGGCAGATAACGGCAGCAACGGTGGTGACAGGCTGTACATTGGTATGGGTGTGGAAACTGCAGGTAATGCGGTAAATCACATTATTATCGGTGGTAAGCGCTACACAGATTTGGTGGACGCAGGCACACACCTGAATACTGCAACCGCATTTGTGCGTCGTGACAGCAACGGCGATTTTGCTGCAAGATTTATTACTGCTGATTTAATTGGTAATTCCGCAACTACTACTAAGTGGTTAAATGCACGCACATTTAGCTTAACTGGTGACGCAACCGCGAGCTTTACAGGCGTTGATGGTACAGCAAATATTAGTACCGCAATTACGCTGGCAAACACTGGTGTAACGGCAGGCACTTATGGCAGCACTACACAGATTCCTACTTTTACAGTAGACGCAAAAGGTAGACTAACTGCAGCAGGTACAGTAAGTGTTGCTACAGTACTAAATATTGCTGGTACAACAGGTACAGACGGTATTGACCTGTTAAGTGATACCTTGAGTGTTGTAGGTGGCGTGGGCGTTACCACAGCCGTTACAAACAACACTATTACTATCAACCTGCCGCAAGCAGTTGCACCAACCAGTAACGTTACTTTCAACGACGTTACTGTCAATGGTACACTAAATAGTAATGACATTACTGCTGCCAATATTAATATTGACGGCAATGCCTCGATTACTGGTAACCTAACTGTATTGGGTACAACTACTACAGTTAATAGTACCACAGTTTCGATTGGCGACAAAAATATTGAGCTGGCTAAAGACGCGACTAACGCGGCAATGGCAGACGGTGGTGGCATCACAATCCGTGGCCCCGCTACACCAGCAACGTTAGTTTACGCTAGCGCAAATGATCGCTGGCAAATGAACAAAGACCTTGAAGTTGCACAAGTATTTGGTGCACTCAAAGGCAACGCAGATACTGCAACACAGTGGCAAACTGCTCGCGATTTGAGCTTAACCGGCGACGCAACAGCCACCCTAGTAGGCGTTAACGGCACAGCAAACGTAAGCGCCGCTCTTACACTGGCCACTGTAAACAGCAATGTTGGTACATTTGGTGATAGCTTAACAGTTCCTACTGTTACAGTGAATGCAAAAGGCTTAGTAACAGCTATTGCACACACTCTAATTCCAACTGCTACAACCTTGATTAAGGGTCTGGCACAGTTTGACGCACTAAACTTTGATGTAACCGCAGGATTAGTCACTATTGATACAATCGACTGCGGCACCTACTAAATATTTCCCAGCTAAATAGCTTAAAGGGGCAGCCACATGGCCAGTAAAGTACAGATTAAACGCAGTAGTGTACCAAGCAAGGTACCTACCACAGCAGACTTAGATTTAGGAGAACTTGCCATCAATACATATGATGGCAAGGTTTTCTTAAAGAAAAGTGTTGCTGGCACAGAGTCTATTGTAGACTTAACCAGTGCTGGCCCAAGCGGTCAATACATTATTAGCAGTCAACAAATATTTACTGCTAATGCTAATCAAACCACATTTTCTGTCAACTACACAGTTGGCTACGTGGACGTTCACCTAAACGGTATTAAACTAGTAAGTGGGCAAGACTTTACGGCTACAAACGGTAGCTCAGTTGTGTTAACTACAGCTGCAACTGCTGGCGATATCGTTGACATTACAGCTGGCAATACTTTTTCAGCTGGTGCTGGTAGTGCAAACGGCATAATGCCGGTAGAACTGGGTGGTACAGCCAGCAGCACTGCTGCGGGTGCACGCACCAATCTTGGCTTGGGCAATGTGGAGAATAAAAGTTCCGCCACAATTCGCAGTGAGCTTACCAGTACCAACGTTACCACTGCACTTGGATTTACACCCTACAACAGTGCCAATCCAAGTGGATACATTAGTGGCAATCAAACAATTACGTTTAGTGGCGACGCGACAGGCAGCGGCACCACTAGCGTAGCCCTTACACTTGCTAACAGCGGCGTTATAGCAGGTACTTACGGCAACGCAAACAGCATACCACAGCTAACTGTGGACGCTAAAGGTCGTGTAACTGCGGTAACCAACGTTGGTGTAAATATTCCAAGCGGTTCGCTGACCTTTACTGGTGACGTAACGGGAACTGGTAGCACTGGTAGTAGCACTGCGCTTACACTTGCAAACAGTGGTGTTACAGCAGGTACCTACACTAAAGTTACAGTTGACGCCAAAGGTCGCGTTACTACTGGTACTACACTAAGCAGTGCGGATTTACCTACTTATACTGGCACTATCACTTCGAGTCAAGTTACTACCGCGCTAGGGTTCACCCCTTATAACAGTACTAATCCAAGCGGATACATTTCGGGCAACCAAACAATTACTTTTAGTGGTGATGCAACAGGCAGTGGAGCTACAAGTGTTGCACTTACATTGGCTAATAGTGGTGTTACGGCGGGTACGTATACTAAAGTTACAGTGGATGCTAAGGGTCGTGTTACAACAGGCGCCACACTAAGCGCCAGCGATATCCCCAACTTAGACGCCAGCAAAATTACTAGTGGTGTGATTGACGCCGCTAGACTACCAAGCTATGTTGACGACGTATTAGAGTTTGCAAACTTAGCAGGATTTCCTGCAACCGGCGAAACTGGCAAAATTTATGTTGCACTAGACACCAACAAGGCTTATCGCTGGTCAGGTACAGTATACGTATACATTACTAGTGGTGCTGTAGACTCGGTGGCCGGCAAAACTGGCGTAGTTACCTTAGTAAAAGGTGACGTTGGATTAGGTAGTGTAGACAACACAGCTGACGTTAGCAAGAATGTGTTAAGTGCTACCAAGTGGACTACAGCACGTACTGAGACACTAAGTGGCGACGTGTCGGGTAGCGCTAGTGTAGACGGTTCAGCAAACTGGACAATTACTACTACATTGGCTAATAGTGGTGTTACGGCAGGTACTTACACCAAAGTTACGGTCGACGCAAAAGGTCGTGTTACAACAGGTACTACGCTTGCCAGTGCAGATTTACCAACTTATACAGGCACTATTACTTCAAGTCAAGTTACTACTGCACTTGGTTTTACACCTTACAACAGCACCAATCCTAGTGGGTACATCACTAGCAGTGCACTGTCAAGCTACTTGCCATTAAGTGGTGGAACGCTAACAGGAGTGTTAACACTTGGTAGTAATGTTGTAATCAACTTCTCTGGTCAGTCTGATTCGTTTGGCTATAATTCTGTTTCGGGCCTTGGAACATATATCAAGGGAACTGGTTCAACATATATTTATGGAGGCGGCTCGTTTTATGATGGATCGGCTCACCGAGCACTTTTACACGCAGGCAACTACACCAGCTATAGCCCGACTCTAACTGGTAACGGTGCAAGCGGTACTTGGGGCATCAACGTTACCGGAAATGCAGCAACTGTAACTACAGTCACACCTAGTCAGCTATCACCTGCGGTAGATTACACAACGCCTACAGACGCTAGCGGATATACTTGGATTAGATTTACTTTTGCAGGCGGTGATACTTTTAACGGTGGACAGCAGCAGATAGAGTTTTATGTAACTCGTTCTATCAATTTTAACGGTAACAACCCGTACGGCGGATGTACTGCCAAGTTTACTGCACAAGCTCGTGAATGGCATGGTGGCCAAGAGATGATGCTGGTGCAGTACGGCGAACATGGTTCTAATAGTAGCGCAGGTGCTGGATTCTACATTTCGCATGCTAGAATGGCAGACTTTGCTGGCGGCGGATACTGGGTTTACTTGCGCGTACGTTCAGGAATTACCTACCGATTCCGGGAAGCTTTGCACGGTGGAATAGGATGCGATTTTAGCACCTTACAAGGCACTACAGATCCAGGCTCAGGCCAGCAGATTTTTTCAGGTTTAAACCTAATTTCAACTGGCGGTGACGTTAATTTTTACGACAACGGCAACCCAATTCTACATGCTGGTAATTATACCAGCTACGCCCTGCCGTTGAGCGGCGGAACCGTCACTGGCGCCACCACATTCTCCAGTGCAAATGACGCACAAATATTTTTGAATGGAGCAGGTACCTCGTGGGCAGGTATTGCTTGGACTGACGTTTCTGGCACTGACTATACCTGGTTTAACGGCTCTACCAGCACGTTTGCAATAGGTGGCAGCGGCTCTGCTGTTAGCGGCAAGAAGCTGCACGTTAACGGCGGCATGACCGTTGGTAGTGGCTATAGTGGCACTAGCACTCCATCAAATGGATTAAATGTTCAGGGTGAGATTCAATCTCCTAACATTGCAATAGGTGGCCAAGGTCGTAGTTCTTTAAACGCAATTGGTGGCAATATTGGTAGCACGGCTCCAAGTTGGACTAACAGCCAGCTAGAGATTAAAAATACCGATGCCGGCACTGTTGCTATTGCGTTTCATAGAGCTGGTTACACGTCCAATACACTTGACGTTCGTGATGGAAGCGGTATTCGTATTGATGGAAGTATAGCGCTGCACGTTGCTAATTACGCCAGTTACGCTCTGCCACTAAGTGGCGGCACGATGACCGGTCGTTTGACGACGACGGCATGGACTACAAGCGCCCGCAACTACTCGAATGAGTGGATCGAGTTCCCCAACCACTCCGGCCTCTACTCGCCACTGAATGGAGCGCACTTCTACCCGAACAACGCCAATTACGGTGCATGGCGTATAGCCGGTTCACGTAATAACTGGGCTGGATTAGAGTTTGACGCAAGCAACGGCAGCGTCTCGCTGATGATCAACCCCGACTCCAACACGTCCGGGTTCCACAACAACACGTACGGCTGGCAGTGGCGTTGGAATAACGGCACCATTTTCTGCCACAAAAACGCATATGGTGGTGGCACAGGAGCAGTTGTGTTAGACACGGTGAACGCGTCTAGCTACGCAGTAACCTCCGTAAATGGCCAAGTAGGTGCGGTCACGGTAGCCGCAGGCGATGGCGGCGCCCTATTTAGTGCTTTTGAGTAATGAGGTTATATAATAATGGCAAAGCCAGAAACAACCATGATTCTAGTAAGTAATGTATTTAGTAGAATGATGCATTTTAAAAATGTAGGTGACGTAGAGCATGGTCATAAACATCATTATGATCATGCCACCTTATTGAGCAGCGGCAAGGTTTTGTACGAAGTTATAGATCCTAGTACAAACTTGGTAACTGCTAGCAAAGAGTTTGTAGCACCAGCATTTATTTTTGTAGCAAAAGACAAAACACATCGCCTTACTGCGCTGGAAGCAAACACAGTGTGCAGCTGCATACACGCCTTACGTTCGGAAACCGGTGAGTTATTAGATCCAGATTTTCTTATTGAAGAGGTCTGTAGAGATAATGAGCCACTACATTATCCTTTAAAGAGTAATCGTGATAGTAGTTTATCAGTAAAACTTCAGCCTATGCTGGTTATTTAATCAAAAGGATTATTAAATGGCAAAACAAGTAAAAAGATTTGCAGGATCATCTAGTGCAACTATGTCGCAAAGCTGTCAAAATGTGCAAATATATGATAACTATGGTAATCCATGGTACATGGACTACCAGTGTAATTGGAACGCGCGGCAAACCACTACAATCTACACAGTGCCTAGTGGCAGAATAGCCAAAGTAAGAATACTGGACATTAGTAGCAACAGTAACCCTGGCGGCGGTGCAGGGCTCCATATAGGCAATACCACAAAAGGTAACTTTATAGGCCAAGGCAGGAGCGGTTCCGCTAGTGTGCTAACTTATTCTTTTCAAAACACAAATACTGATCAAAGCGGTGACTGGATATACATGAATATTAGTGGCTATGGTAATTTTGCAACTCAAAAAAATCACTATTTAAGTGCTGGTGAATCAATATACGTAATTAGTCCGGTAGCTGGTACTAGTGGCACCCTTACCATTACCTATGATTTTTTAGTAGTGGAGGAATATTAAAATGCCGCAACGAGCTTTTGTAAAATTATACGATAACAGAGTACTTGAGCACAGTATTGGTGACGTTCCAGAAAAAGTTGTGGCACAAGAAGATCAAGTAGAAGTACCTGCCGAGAACTTTGATGGTTTACAGTATATGTTTAAGCTGTATGATAAAGCCACAAATACTTTTATCAGTGACAGCGAAACTAGCCGATTAATGGAATTATTTTTAAATCCTAATCCACCAGCACCACCTCCACCATTGTTTATAACCGTGGGTGAATTCAGAAAATTATTTAGCCTGCCTGAAAGAGCCGCAATAAAAACTGCAGCTCAAACAGACTCAATAATTTCAGAATTTTTCAGTGTAGCAGAGGCATTGCCTGGCCAAATATTTGATTTAAAGGACGACGATACAAAGTTTTTATTAGATCATTTAGTAAGCCAACAAATTATTACAGCAGAAAAAGCTGCTAGTATTTTAAACTATAAGTCATAAAGGGACCACAAAATGGCAGCAACTTTTCAAATCAAGGTCAATGGTGTACGTACACATGACTTGGGCAGCTTGACTAAAGTGGTCAAGCAAATTGAGTTTACTGTGGAAGGTGCGCAGGACTCACAAACCTTTGCACTACCACAAACACTTACTGTACCGGACGCAGACGCCAACAGCTTTGTGCCTTTTGAGCAACTTACTGAAGCTAATGTGGTACAGTGGATTGAAACGCACTTTGAGAACTTGGACAGTGTAAAGGCACATATCCAATTTGTGCTGGATAAAGAGTCACAAAAGGCTCAACTAGCACAACAACCACTACCTTGGGCACCCCCACCCGCAGAACCAACAGCACCACCTCCAGCAGCACAATAACTTAATAGCTGCACGTATACTAACCCAGGAGCCCGCTTATGATGACAAAAGCCCGTGCTTTAGCTAACTTACTATCTCAAGGAAATATATTTGCTGACAGCCAGGTAGCGGCTAGCGAAATTACAGGGCTTCATACAGTGGCTACCACTGGTAGTTACGCTGACCTAGTCAACAAGCCCACTGTGGTTAGCCACTTTACGAACGACGCAAACTACGCTAGCACTACTTATGTAAACACACAGGTTAGTAACCTGGTGGCTAGCGCACCTGCTGCACTGGATACACTAAACGAATTAGCCAGTGCGCTAGGCAACGACGCTAGCTTTAGTGCTACCACAGCAACTGCACTGGGCAACCGCCTGCGTGTAGACACCGCTGCACAAAGCTTGAGCAGTACGCAGAAAACAAACGCAAAAACTAACCTGGACTTGCAAAACGTGGAGAACAAGTCCAGCGCCACAATTCGCGGTGAGCTCACCAGTAGCAACGTTACTACTGCGCTTGGATTTACGCCTTACAATGCAACCAACCCAAACGCGTATATTTCGGGCAACCAAACTATTACATTCAGCGGCGATGCAACTGGTAGTGGTGCAGTCACGGTTGCCTTAACACTGGCGAACAGTGGTGTCACAGCCGGAACCTACGGCAGTTCTACCAACATTCCACAACTTGTGGTAGACGCAAAAGGTCGTGTTACCAGTGTAAGCAACGTTGCGGTAAGCATACCTAGCGGTGCACTCACTTTTACTGGCGACGTAACTGGTAGCGGTAGTACTGGTTCGAGCACAGCACTTACACTTGCAAACAGTGGTGTTACCGCAGGTACTTATACCAAGGTAACTGTAGACGCTAAAGGTCGCGTTACTGTGGGTGCTACACTGGCTTCGGCAGACCTACCCACTTACACAGGCAGCTTAACCAGTGCACAAGTTACTGGTGCACTTGGATTTACCCCTTACAACTCCACAAATCCTAGCGGATATATTAATGGTAATCAAACCATTACGTTTAGTGGCGATGCAACCGGTAGTGGTACCACTAGTGTAGCGCTTACACTGGCCAACAGCGGTGTGACAGCTGGCACTTATACTCGAGTTACGGTAGACGGTAAAGGAAGAGTAACTGCTGCTTCCGCACCTACAGATACTGCAATATTTGATGTTAATGTTAACACTAGTACATATTGGACAATTACTAGACCTAATGGTAGTGCTCTATCTGGAAACATAGTCTATCGCATAACTTTAGTTACTCTTGGTACAGGCACTGATACTGGGGAAGTATATTTGGTATCCAATCCAGACGGTGCCGGTTGGCAATTAAAGGCTGTTACTAAAACGGCTTCTGGTAGTAATTATCCGTATGTATTCTTAGATTCTGGTATTCCAAAGGTTAAAAGTGACCATGCCTCACTATACACTACAAGGGTGCTAGTAGAAGAATTTAATGGCGGGAACAGCGGTACTTTACCATCGGCTTTTGGACTAGACGCATTTTTTACTCACGATGTTAATGCAGCTAAGTATCGTAGTAGTTGGAACGGCTCAGACAATATTTTGTTGCACGCCGGTAACTATAATAGTTATAGCCCAACATTAACAGGTAGTGGTGCGTCGGGTACCTGGGGAATCAGCATCACCGGTAGCGCCGCAACGCTGGGCGGCAAACCGGCTCAAGATGCTGTCGGGGCCAACACCATCCCCACTCGGGATGGCAGCGGCTACACCTATTTCAACTACATCAACAGCAACACCGGCAACAGCGAAAATCCAAGTGTCTCTCAGGTGATTGTCACGAACGGCAGTGATGGCTTCTATCGCAAAGCCAGCATCGCGCATTTGACAAGCGCTGTGCAGAGCAACGCTAGTGGTACTTGGGGCATCAATGTGACCGCCGCATCCGGTCGTGTGACGTATCAGGGCAATAGGTCGGCAGAAACTGGCACCACAGTTAGTACTCCTGGTAGCAGCATGGATGTTGTTGGTGCGTATAGCAACGGCTATCCAGAAAGTTTTGGTAACGTCCTATCTATAAATGGCGGAGGATCTAGCCAATTATATATGGGCTGGGTTGGTGGCAGTGGTGCGGAAACGGGCGAGTTGTACTATCGCTCGATGACGGACTGGAGAACAAATTGGGGTTCCTGGCGTAGAGTGCTGACAAATGCTAATTACACCAGTTACAGTCCCTCATTAACAGGCAGCGGTGCCAGTGGCACTTGGGGTATTTCAATTAGTGGTAACGCGGCCACAGCCAGCAGAGTCACATCAGGAAACTTAACTCCTGCAAGTACATCATTCAATAACGCCTTAATTCCGGCTAGCGGGTCAACCCGAGTACTAACTTTTGACGGAAATGGCAGCCTACCGTCAGTTTGGTGGTCTAATGGAACACGGGCGTATGGTGCCATCGACGCAATAGATCCTGGTTTAGCATTTTGGGCAAATAACGGTTCTAGCTGGCAACAGCAAATGACAGTTAATTATGGTAATGTCACAATTAACACAGATATTCGTACCCCAATACTATACGATAGTAATGATACGGGTTACTATTTAAACCCTAATAGTTCTAGCAGATTAAGCTCTACTTATACCGATAATAGCTATACATATGGTTGGTTCAGAAACTACAACCAGAACGGTTTATACAACGAAACTCACGGTAATCATTGGTACGCAACAGGAAATAACTACTGGAACCTAGCTGGTAATAACACTACTCACGTAGGTATCATATTAAGAACTAGCGGTCATCAAGGTACTGTGCGAGGCTATGTTTACGCGGATAATAACAATAGCATCGGCTTTTTAAACAGTAACGGTAGCTGGAGATTTAGAGTTGTAGGAGATGACTACTCTCTAGCAGACGGCAGCTCAATGCGTGCCCCATTGTTTTACGATAGCAATGATACTACGTACTATATTGATCCGGCAAGTACAAGTGTTTTGGTTTCGGGGTATATATTCAGAAACTTTCTTCGTAGAGAAACTACTACCCATAGCGGTATAAGCTGGTACTCACCCAGTTATACCGCTTGGTGTAACTATATGAGCCCTGCTGGAGCAGGCAGCTCGGGGCCGACCGGAAATATCACTGCACCTTCGGGTACTTATGTTAATAGTTGGGCCCTAAGAAGTTTTATTGAAAATGCTAGCGGATATGGGTGGACGTTTGAAAGTGGTACGTCATCTGGTCAGCCAAGCGTTGTAGCAGAAATCAGAGCATCAGACGGTCTTGCTAGATTTAGTGGTGGTACCTACTCTCCTAACTTCTATGACAGCAACGATACAGGATATTATTTAGATCCTAATAGCACTAGCAGATTAAACTATGTAGTACCTAACCGTATTAAGTTAGTAAGCCAAGTCAACAACGAACCACGCTGGGATTTTAGCGCATACGTAGTCGAGGCCCAGCACTGGTACGGTAATAATGGCTCGCAAACTATGTATTTAGGCGAGTCTAACTGGATCAATATTCGCAACACTGCCGATATTCACGGCGATGCGAGATCCCCTATCTATTACGATCGTAATGATACAGGTTACTACTTAGATCCAAATGCAAATACCGCACTACGCACAGTAGGTTCTTGGCGTGCAGATTCTGCTACTTGGGACGGCGAATTTGCAGGAAAGATTCAGTACCACAGCAGCAACTGGTACATTCAGTACTCAGGAAATGCAATATTCCGCAACAGTGGCGGCAGCAACATTATGACTTGCGACAGCAGTGGTAATGTAACCTTCAGCGGAAACGTAACTGCTTATTCTGATCGCAATAAAAAGACTAATATCACCACACTAACTACTGCACAGCAGTACTTTGATAAGATTGATGCAAAGAACTATGTGTGGAAAGATACTGGTAAAGAAGATATAGGTTTTGTGGCTCAGGACGTAGAAGCAGCAGGCTTGCATATGTTTGTACATAACAACGAAGTACACGACCCTAATACTGGCGAAGTTGTGGAAACCATTAAATCGCTAGATTATGGCAGAATGGTTGCTGTACTGTGGCAAACAGTAAAAGAGTTAAAGCAAGAATTAGACGCATTAAAGTCTAAACAATAAACCGCCAACATTTCAGGAGGAAATATGGCACTTACTTATACTTATCAAGTCACTGGTTTAAAGGTGCGTGACGAAGCTTTCGATAGCACTGTAAACCCAAGCGCTGTTGTACAAACATACTGGAAATTGACTGGTGTGGACGAACAAGGAAACGAAGGCACATTTAGTGGTGCCACCCCATTCACTACCACCACAATGCCTGCCGGAAGTACATTTACACCGTTTAATCAACTAACTGAAGCACAAGTAATTGGCTGGATTCAGGCAGTGGTGGATGGCAATCAAAGCTACAAAGAGCACATTGAAGCACAGATCCTAAAGCAGATTGCCGAGAAAGTTCGCCCGGTTACAGAACCACAGCTACCTTGGGGCTCACCAACTCCACCAACTTCACCAGCCAGTTAATACTTAAAAATGTTTGAATTTGTACCGCAGTGGTTATTTAGCGCCACATTCTTTATAGCACTAGTGCTGTACCTAGTAACCAAAACTGTAAAGGTACTACCCTATGCTCAGCTACTACAGTGGCTGAGCATTTTGGTAGCCGCACTTAGCTTATACTTGCTGGGTGCAAAGTGGCGTGATCAGGTGTGGCACGATCGTGCACAAGCACTGCAACAAAAAGTTGTGGAGTTGGAAGCAAAGTCCAATGAGGAAAACGTAAAAATTGTGGAACGTGTAGTAACCAAGCGTGATACTATACGCGAGCGTGGCAAGGATATCATACAGTATGTAGATCGTGTGGTGGTTAAGGACAATGAGGTAGTTAAGTACGTGGAACACTGCCCAAAAGTGCCCAACGAAATCTTGAACACTATTAACAAGGCGGCCACACCATGAAAGCTATACTAGTAATCATTAGCTTATTGCTGGCAGGTTGCAGTACTGTGGTGCCGGTTACACAAAAGTTTCCGCAAGTGCCACAACTACTGCTAGAACAGTGCAAGCCTTTAAAGCAGGCTCCGCAAGATAGCAGTATTATTGACTTGACCAAAGTGGTCGTAGACAACTACACACAGTATTACGAGTGCAGTAACTTAGTACAAGGCTGGCAAGAGTGGTATAAGGTGCAGCAAAATATTTACAAGGAGTTAAAGTAGTGGAACTAGAATTGGAACAATTACGTCAAGTAATACCAAAAAATAAGCACGTAGAATACTGGCACGATGCACTACAGCAGTTGTTACCACAGTATCAAATTGACACTCCGCAACGCATGGCTGCATTTTTAGCGCAGTGTGCGCACGAGTCAGGTGGATTTGTGTTTATCAAAGAAAACTTAAACTATCGCTGGCAGTCGCTGCGTAAAACATTTCCAAAGTACTTTCCCACAGACCAGCTAGCACAGCAATACGAAAAGCAGCCTGAACGGATTGCTAATCGTGTGTACGCTAACCGTATGGGCAACGGTGCGGAAGAGTCTGGAGACGGCTGGAGATTTTGTGGTCGTGGGCTGATACAAGTAACTGGACGCGACAACTACAGTTGGTTTGCTGCTAGCCTGGAGATTTCACCAGAAGAAGCTAGCGAGTATATGGAAACTTTTGAAGGTGCAGCACAGAGTGCATGCTGGTTTTGGGAAACCAACAACTTAAACCAGTGGGCAGATCGTGGTGATATCCTAACCTTAACTAAACGTATTAACGGTGGTACTATCGGCTTAGAAGATAGACAAAAACATTACCAACACGCACTACATATATTTGGTGCGTAAATTTGGGAGGCTTATATGCTAAAGCGAATTTTATGTGTGGTACTGCTGAGTTTTAGCAGTATAAGTTATTCTCAAACTACTACTAATACCAGTACAACTGGTACGACGGGCGGCACGACCACCAATACCACTACCTTAATAAATCAAGGTACCTACGACTCCAAAACCTTGGTAGACACAAACAGTACTAGTAATAGCACTAGTACTGTTACTACCAATAATACTACTAATAGTAATACCAACAGCACTAGTACCAGTACTGTAAACAGCACCAACACAAATAACAACACAAATACTAGTACTAGCACTAATACTAACGTTAACCAAAATATACAAAGTGGTACAGTGACTAACAACAATGTTAACACTGGTACTATGACCTATAATAACAACAATGTTAATAGCGGTACAGTTACCTACAACAACAATAACGTAAATCAAAGTACCAGCGTAAACACAAACAATAATGTGAATACTGGTGATATGACAAACCGCAATATTAATACTACAACCAGTACTAATACAAATAATAACATTAATACTGGTGACATGACAAATCGCAATATTAATACTAGCACTAGTAACAATACTAACACTAATATTAATACTGGTGATATGACAAACCGTAACATTAATACTACGACTAGTAACAACGTCAATACCAATGTCAACACTGGTGATATGACAAACCGTAACATTAATACTACGACCAGTACAAATACTAATACAAACATTAATACTGGCGATATGACGTATCGTAACTTCAATCAAAGTACCAGTGTGAACACAAACAATAATGTTAACACTGGTGATATGACGTACCGCAACTTTAATCAAAGTACCAGTGTGAATACAAATAACAATGTTAATACTGGTGACATGACCAATCGTAACTTTAATGTTAACAGCGGCGACATGACTAACCGCAACATTAATACTAGCACTAGTAATAATACTAACACAAATGTTAATACTGGTGACATGACTAATCGTAATATCAATACTACGACTAGCAATAATGTTAACACCAATGTTAATACAGGCGATATGACTAATCGCAATATTAATCAGACTACTGCAACCAGCACCAATACAAATAATAATGTTAACACAAATACAAGCGTTAACACTAATATTCAGCAAGGTGAGATGACTAATCGCAATATTAATGAAAGCAACATCACTCAGCGAGTAATCACACCCCCACCAACTGCAATCGCGCCAACAATGATGAGTGGCGGAAACAATGATCTCTGCAGTACCGGTACTAGCGGCAGTATTCAAACACAGATTTTAGGCGCCAGCAGCGGCGGCACTGTTCGCGACATGAACTGCGAACGCTTAAAACTAAGCAAGACGCTGTACGACATGGGCATGAAAGTAGCCGCAGTTGCTACAATGTGCCAGGATAGACGTGTGTGGGATGCAATGATGCAAGCCGGCACACCTTGCCCCTTCGAGGGCAAAATCGGTGACCAAGCTAGAACAGCTTGGGAACAGAATCCTGAAAAGGTACCCACTCCAGTAAAGGAAAAAGTCGATGATACATACAAAAAAGTTGGTCTCGGTGCTTTGCTTGGTGCTGCTATCTATAAACTGGCAGGATTCTAATGCACAAACCTTGGAGCCTGGTCAAGTATACACTACACCTAATCTGGTGCAGGTTACACAGCCAGGCGGGCCTAGTACCTGGGTGGGTGGTGTATATCAAGATAATTTAACTTGCTGGCGTGGAGGTGACCCAGGATACTGCGGTCCAAACGCCATCATCAGACCAGGCAACAACATAAACTTTAGCTATGGCCAAACTGACTTGCACCAAGTGCAAGTAGTTGCCAGCTTACTGCCACAAATTACTGGGTTGCAGGTAAACGGGTATAGTTTCAGGTTTACTGCTAAAAACGGCAACGGCTGGGACGACGGTCGTGTAGACCAGCTTAGCGCATACGTAAGATTCTTTAACAGCAGTGGTGCTGTAGTTGAAAATAACCAGTACGACTTAAACTACAAGTTTAACTGGACAAACTTCAACTTTAGCAAAGACTTTGCAACACCCTACCAGCTAGGTAGCTTAAGTACAGTCAGGTACGGCTTTGTAGGCAGCGACAACAACTTTTGGGCGGGACCGTACGGACCGGAAGTTAATAACATAAGTTTTCAACTACGGTACAGTGTAGACCCTTGCACCACAAATCCACTGTACAGCACTAGTTGCAGTGGCTACCTAGCCGCACTAAATAGCCTAGTGCCACAGCAACCTGCCCCAACTACCCCCACTGCGCAGACTGTTGTGGAGCCACAGGCAACTACAACAGTGGCCGCAACACAAACTACGCAGCAAGTTGTAAGTGCACCTGCACCACAACCACAGGCTCAGCAACAGCAATCACAGCCAGCTGGAAATACGCAGCTTGCGCTCAGCATTATAGCACGCAATCAAGACCGTGAACGCCAAACACAAGCCAGTGCAGTTCAGCAAGCACTGGAGATTGCACAACAAGCTACCCAACGCACAGAGCAACAAGCCGTTGCCACAGCACAACAATCTCAGCAACAACAGCAAGATACTAGCACTAACCAGCAAGTGGTAACTCAAGTAGCGACAACGCAGATGGTTGCACTGCAACCAGCACAGCGTCAACAGGATGTGGTTACACAGCGCACAACACAGGACATTACACAACAACTGGTTACGCAAACAACCCAGCCTGTTATGGTGCAACAGGCAACACAACAAACAGACCAGAGTTTAGTTTTGCAAGTGCAACAACAGCAACAGCAAACATTTGTGCAACAAGCCCAAACAGCTGCTGTGGCGCCAGCTCAACAGCTACAGGTGCCTCAACAAGCCGCTCAACAAGTTGTTGTGGCACCGCCCGCACAACAACAGCAAGCAGCACCCATAGCACGAGTTCTTGTGGAGCCTACAGTGCAACAAGTG